GCGGTTGAAAAATCATACACGCGCCTGAATTGCTTCCTTCACCGCCATTCGTGTCTATAACGCTAAAGCCAAAAGGCACCAAAACACCAGAACGTTGAAGTGCCTGTTTTTCCAATAGCTGCCTATTGGTCGCACTTGTATGCTGCAATTTTAATGTAATTGCGGCAGAATTGTCGGCTGTTTGAGAAAAAAGCGCCGAACCATCAGCGCCAATCATCCAATCGCCTTCTGGCCCACGAGCCTCGACTTTAATTGCATCGTCGCCGTCATAAAGACCGACAACGGGCAAACCATCCAAACTGGCTGAAACGCCAAGCATTGAATAAACTGTAATACGTTGTTGCATTTTTAGCCCCCTTAGAAACTAATTGTATAATTAACGGTGGTGTAATGAACCGCTCCAGCATATCGAAATTTTATTTCAATGGCTGGCGCAATTCGCGCTTTTCGTTGTGTTTCAGTCGTCGTAAGAACGTTGGGAACAGTAATCGTTACCGCCGGCAAAAATTCGCCCGTTACTGGGTCAACGTCATCATCAGCAATCAGTCCTGCGTTTTGAGCAATACCAACTACCTGACGAGGAACACTAGCAAGCAACTCCATACCAACATTAGTATATGGAATGCGGTCATTTTTCATAAACAACGCTAGCATTTCTTCTTCGGTTCGCGCAATCAACCAATCAGTAAAATGGATTTCATCTATAAATACGTTAGGGGTTAATGTTGAACCCTCAACCGTCAAGTTTGTGCCGCCAATATCAACGTACATGTTAGCGCAATGACCTGCGGCAACGCTCTGACCAAGATTAGGAGTAAAACCAGTAACCGCTTGAACTTTGGCGCTGCCAATATTCATCGGCGAAATGCCCGGCAATTGCTTAAACTTGCCGGTGTATGCAGAATCAGCATCATCAAAGACACGCGTTCCAAGGCTGGCCATCTTCGCAAACGCTGGGTAAAGATCAACATTGCTATGATAGAAAACACCAGTACGGTCGACAGTGCCTTTATGTCTAGCCGAGAAATTAGTAGTATCGGTAACATCCTCTGTAAGAACGTCATTAGATTCTGGCATGAAAAATTTATTTTGAGTTTGAGTCCAAGAAACAAGCCCGTCTAACATGGCAGTGTCTCGCAAATCAGCCTCAACGCCAAGCCAGTACCACTGATTATCAATATCGGCAATATTGGAAATAGCTTCAGTTAATTTTGCGGCGTCTGTTACTGTTGCTGCGTCATAATAACCCGCCTTTATTTGAATTGGTCGTGGATTTACGCTAAATGCCGCGGTTGCCGCTTTATAGAACTCGCTATTAGTGGCGAAATCAGCCTCGACCTCTTGGATCGATCCGTAGACCCTTGTTAAGTTTGACGCATCCAATACGCCGGCAACCTCAACGGACGTCAGAAACAACGCCACGCCAAAGCCTCGGCGGCTTGGAAAACCGCTATTTCTTGATACGTTGACATTAACAACGCGTGAATATGGAAGTGTCATTTTAGTTTTTCCTCAAGTGTTTAAATTCTGATTGCAGTAATTGGTGCTTCGTCTATCACATCAATTAAGAAACCATCGCGTGTATAACCTCGAATAGTCATCATCACATGTGCGCGCGGCTCGTATTCGTTGTTAATCATTTCCGGCAAATTATTAGGCTTGCCGATGTTGTGAATGGACAAAAGATGACTTAAACCAAGTTGTGGCCCCTCCATCTTTGCGCGCGACCTTATTTGTCGTATTGGACGCATCACATCCTCGCCATTCATTGAATGTATGGAAAAAGTCCATTCCGATTCAATTACCGGAATGGCTTCTATTTGCGGGTTCCCCTCGCTGTTATCGCTGCCTGTTTCGGCGTATTCAATATGCACTGGCAAAAACCTTACATCATCAGGGCCAGATAAAAAATGAACCATCAAATGCTCGTTCGATGGTCTTTTGCCTGATTGATGATCCTTAATGGTTAACAAACCGGTAACCAGGGCGCACCAATCAACGATACGCTCGTGAACTTCTTTTTCGGTTGCTGTTGCATTCATTTAGATTTTAGCTTTCCTAAAACAGCTCTGGTTCGGTTGCCGCCAATAGTTGAAGGTGAAGCCATAATAACTTTGTATTTTCGACCGTCCCTTATGTCCGTCACTTCATCGTCTATCTGGACGGTTGCGCGCGTACCCAGAACCATAACAGCCTCTTCTCGAATACCT